CGCTTAAATATGACACAGAAGTTTATGTTGCAGAGAAAGGTTTAGAGGTTGATTTTAACCTTTGCCCTTTCTAGAAAGGTGGAATGACTTATTAACAAAGTAATTTTAATTGGCAGATTAACAAGAGACCCAGAAATCAGATATACGCAGGGAGAAAATTCAATGGCAGTAGCAAGATTTACTCTTGCAGTAGACCGCAGATTTAAAAGAGACAATCAACCTACGGCTGATTTTATAAGCTGCATTTGCTTTAGAAAAACGGCTGAATTTGTTGAAAAATACTGTAGTAAAGGGAAAAAGTTGGCGGTTGAGGGTAGTTGGCAGACTGGAAGTTACACTAATAAGGATGGAGACAAGGTATATACAAATGATTGCCTTGTTGATAATTGCGAGTTTGCTGAAAGCAAGTCAACCGAAGAACAGAATCAGAAAAAGGATGATAACACTGGAAATGATGATTTTATGAACATTCCGGATGGTATTGAGGATGGATTACCTTTTAACTAGAGCCTATGGCGGTTGCCAAGCGTGACCGCCAAATAATAAGCAGAAAGGAAGTGATTTAGATGGTTATTTTTGAAGATGAGGGGCAGCAGAGCGGAAAGCATTTGAAAAAACATCATTACTGGAGCGATTCCAACATTGAGGTTAAAAGAGTTCCGCTTCCGGTTGGTGATTACATAATTGCTAACGAGAAATCTATTGATGTTATTTCACGTAAGGAAGATAGAGGAATGAAAGTTAAAAAGATGGATTTCCTTGGAACTTATGATGTATCTGTAGATACTAAGAAAGATATGCAGGAGATTGTAGGAAACATCTGCGGACGTCAGCATGGAAGATTTCGTGATGAGTGTATTCTTGCTCAAAACAACGGAATCAAACTTTATGTATTGGTAGAAAACGAAGATGGAATCAAATCCATTGAAGATGTTTTTAAGTGGAACAATCCACGACTTCACCGATATAACAAAATTGCTTATATGCACCGGATTGGTAAATGGAAAACAACAAAGTTGCCAAAAGCAAGACCTACCGCCGGTTCCACGTTGGCAAAGGCAATGATTACTATGGAAAAGAAATACGGCGTTAAGTTTGTTTTTTGTTCGCCAAGAAATGCAGGAGAAAAAGTTGTTGAATTATTAAGCAAAGGAGTTGAAACGAATGGCTGACAAGCGGATGTTTTCAAGAAAATTGATTAGTTCGGATGTGTTTTTGGACATGCCATTAACTGCACAAGGATTGTTTTTCCATCTGTGCATGAGAGCTGATGATGATGGATTCGTAGATGCTCCAAACCGAATTGTAAGAGAATGCCAGGCAACTCCAAAAGACCTTGAAATACTTGAAAGGAAGAGATACATACTCACGTTTGAAAACTCTAACGTGGTACTTATCAAACATTGGTTTCTGCACAACTCAATTGCAAAGGACCGGTACACGCCAACACTGTATACAGATGAGAGGTCAAAAGTAACTTTAAAATGTGGCAAAATGTACCAAAATTGTAGCAAGAGTGACAACAAAAATTACACAGAAGTTAAACACAATGACAACTATTCGGAAACAGATTGTAACCAAATTGATAACAAAGTGGAACGTAGAGAAGATAAGGTAAGAGAAGAAAAGAAAAGTGATATTGTCGAGCAGAGCACGACGGACACTTCTTTGGTGAAAGAAATTATTGATTACTTGAACGAAAAAACTGGTGCAAGTTACAGATACAGTACCAAAAAGACACAAAGCTTTATCAATGCAAGGCTTAAAGAAAAATTCACTTTGGAAGATTTCAAACGTGTAATTGACAGTAAATGTAACGATTGGAAATCAGACGAGAAGATGAAAGAGTATTTGCGGCCCGAAACTTTGTTTGGAACGAAGTTTGAAAGTTATCTTCAAAATGCTCCAAAGATTTTGAAACCTAGAGCAGAGCCGGAAGAAGTTGTTCCGGAAGTTGAGGAAGAGGAAGTAGGTGCTGACTGGTAATGCGATATAAAGTTTACGAGTTTAACCCGGATGATGCTTACAATTTTGCTCGTCATGTTGGAATTGAGGTTAAGGAACACGGTGGCGAACTGTTTTTTAAGACTTGCCCTTATTGCAAGCCAAGAGCCACAAGGGGAAATGTTCGTACCTTTTCGATAAACCTTAAAACTGGACAGTTTAAGTGTTTAAGAGCAAGTTGTGGAATCTCCGGCAACATGGTAACGCTTTCAAAGGATTTTGATTTTTCTCTTGGCAACGAGGTTGACGAGTATTACCGTCCAAAGAAAAGATACAAGCGGTTGAAGCAACCAAAAGAAGCAATTAAACCAAAGCCGGAAGCGATTCAGTATTTGGAAAGCCGTGGTATATCCGAAGAAGTTGCCAAAAAGTACGAAATTACCGTACAAACTAGCCATCCCAACATTCTTGTATTTCCGTTCTATGACGAAAAAGGTGTACTGCAATTTGTCAAGTACAGAAAAACGGATTTTGACAAGGCAAAGGATGCCAACAAGGAGTGGTGCGAAGCAAGCACAAAACCGATATTGTTTGGAATGAAACAATGCGATGATAGTTTTGATACGCTCGTACTCACAGAGGGTCAGATGGATTCATTATCGGTTGCTACGGCAGGAATACCAAACGCGGTGTCCGTTCCGACTGGTGCCAAAGGTTTTACATGGATTCCCTATTGTTGGGATTGGCTTTGCAAATGGAAAAAAATCATAGTTTTTGGAGATTTTGAGAAAGGCTCAATATCTTTGTTGGATGAACTTGCAAAACGTCTAAAAGACCGTGTAGAACACGTCAGAGAGGATAATTATAAAGACTGCAAGGACGCAAACGAGATACTTCTCAAATACGGAGCAGAGCAGGTTAGAAAATGCGTTGAAGAATCGGTTAAGCTGCCAATCGACAATGTAATTGATTTGGCAGACGTAAAGGAACTTGACCCATACAGCATCGAGAAGATACCGACCGGTATTACGGATGTAGATAACTTGCTTTGCGGAGGAATCCCATTCGGTGTTGTTACCATCGTTACTGGAAAATCAGGAAAAGGGAAATCAACTTTTGTAGGGCAGATTATAACAAGAGCATTAAACAAAGGTGACAATGTTTTTGTATATTCCGGGGAAATGCCAAATTATCTTTTTAAGAATGCGATTGATTTTCAAATTGCTGGACCGGCAAACGTAGTGGAAGAAGATAGGAGAGATTATGTAAAGCGTTACGTTCGGAAATCTGCAAAAGATAAGATTGTAGAGTGGTATCGTGGAAAATGTATGCTTTACGACCGTACTATGGTTAAAGACGAAGATACTGACTTGCTAAATACGATTGAACGTATGATAGTAAGCCAAAATGCAAGAGTTATTGTTATTGATAATTTAATGACAATGATAAACAAAACAAGAGTTAAGGGAAGTAAGTTAGAAGCACAGAGCGAAGTTTCAAACGCACTAGAGGATATGGCTAGATTTTACAATGTTTGTATTATCTTGGTTGCACACAAGAGAAAAGATAGCGGGATTGATGATGAAGATATGGACGATTCGATTCGTGGTGATTCAGATATTGTCAATTCGGCAGGAGTGATTATTCACTACAACGTAAATAAAGATGAGAATACGATGGAAAATTATCCGAGAATAATTTCGGTTACCAAAAATCGTGTATTTGGAAGAACTTCATACAGAGGTTGGAAAGTACACTACGATGAAAAGTCCAAACGAATCTACGGAGACCACGATGATTTGAATATTTGTCTTGGTTGGGATAATGAAAGCGGTGGATTTGTTGAGGACTACGATAATTCAATATTTAGTTAGGTGGTGTTTGTATGGGAAGCGTAAATGCATCGCAGATTCCAGAAGAACAGCATATGTGGACTGATATTTGGAATTGGCGTAAGAAATATTACTACCCGGAAGATGATGATTCTTGGTGGAAAGAGTTTGTAGAAAATGGCATTGCAATCGGAGAAAAATATGCAACTAAATTATCACATGAGATTATTTTTGCAATTTTTAATGATGTGCAAAATCGCAGTAGAAAATCGAAATCAACGGAGGTATTGAAATGAAAGAAGCAATTAAATTAGTTGAAAAGGCTCTTGAAATTTTGAAGAGCGAAGAGAAAAAGGAAAAGGTTGTTTTGAGGTCATTGAAACCGGGCGAAACATTCATGATTGGAGAACATGAATTTATTGTTTTGGAGCAGAATTACGAAACGACAAACGTAATCTCCAAAAACCTTATGGCTAAAAATGTTCGGTTTGATGGAGATACTAGAGATTACAATAAATCTGCTTTGAAAAAGTATATTGACGAAAAAATCAAGCCTATTATTTTGGAAAATGTCGGTGCTGGAAATCTTGTTGAGCATTCCGTGCCATTGACGAGTGTTGATAATCAGAACGAGTTTAATGATTGTATTTGTGAGGTTCGCCCTATTACTTTTGACGAAGCCAGAGAATACAATGATTTGCTTGTGAATGAAGATTTGACAGATTACTATTGGACAATTACACCGTGGTCTACTGCTGAAAGAGGGTTGAAGTATGCTATTGTAATTGTTTCGCCGTCCGGCGTCATCAACTTCGGCATTTGCGGCTGCAGCTGCGGCGTGCGCCCGTTCTGTATCTTAAAATCTAATATCTTTGTATCGAAAGGAGAATAATATGGACTTAGAAAAAAGAGTTGAAATGCTTGAAAAGCGGATTGACAAATTGGAAAGTGAAAATATGAAAGAACGGCTTACTGGATTGAAAGTCGGCGATTATTTTGAAGTTGCCGGAACAAAATGGAGAATCCTTGACATCAAACCTTGCGGATATGTTTGTCTTTCAGATGCATTAGAGGAAAGAAAAATTTTTGATTCGGAAACAAACAATTGGAAACTAAGTAGTCTGCGTGAATATCTCAATAACGATTTTTATAAGAAAATTGCTGATGAGATTATGGAAAAAAATATTCTTCCGTTTGGAAGAGATTTATTGTCTCTTGATGGACAGACGGAATATGGAAATTGCACGGATTATGTATCTCTTCTTTCCATTGACGATTACAGACTATACAGAAAATTGATTCCTAATAATGAACAGTGGTGGTGGCTGCTCACTCCTTGGAGTACACCTTGCAACGGATATGAAACGCAAGTATCGGTTGTTTCGCCGTCCGGCAGCATCAACATCAACTTTTGCAACGTCCGCATCGGCGTGCGCCCACTTTGTATCTTTTCACCTAATCTCTTTGAATCGGAGTGATGATTATGGCAAGTAAAGAACTTACTGTAATTCTAAAAGCAAAAGATTTAGCAAAGCACACTTTGGAAAAGACATCAAATTGTAATCACTATCCAAAGAAATTTAGATTTTCTCTTGTGGACAAGATGCAGAACAAGTCGCTTGAAATCTACGAATGTTTGATTGAAGCAAATAGGACGGATATAAAAGCATACAAGAGAGAACGATTAGAGTTGCAGACAAGAGCAATAACACATTGTGATGAACTCTTGTATTACATAGAGTTATCAAACAGTTTAGGACTAATCAACATAAAATGTGTCGGTCATTGGTCGAAAATGGTATGCGATGTAAAGCATATGGCAATCGCATGGAGAACAAAAGACAAAGAAAGATAAAATCATAGGTTATGCGCTGCTTAATCGGTTGTTTCGCCGTCCGGCAACATCAACAACAACAATTGCAACAACAACAACGGCGTGCGCCCATTCTGTGACAAACAGACAGTTAGAGTAGGCATTAAGCCGAAATCAGAGAAAGATACAGAAAAGCACATGACCTTTCCTAAAAGGATAAATACAAAGGAGTTTATATTATGGATGATAAAAGTATTATATGCAATTTTGAGAACCTTTATAACGCTTATAAACGTGCTAAGGCTGGTAAAAGGCGCAATGAAAGTTGTGCTAGATTCCAAACAATGAGCCTAGATGGCGTTCATATCTTGCTAGAGCAGTTGAAAAACAAAACCTACAAGATGAATCCATATAACGAATTTAAGGTCTACGAGCCTAAAGAACGATTGATACGTTCTTGTTCGTTTAAGGATAAGGTTGTTCAGCATTGCTTATCTGATACGATTTTGCATCCAAGACTGGAAAGCCAGTTTATCAAGACAAACTATGCCGGGCAGAAAAACAAAGGAACATTGTTCGGCATGGATTGTCTGAAAAAACAGATGTTAGAGTTTTACCAAAAACACAAGTTAGATGGATGGATTTTGAGATGTGACGTAACTAAATTCTTTTATAGTATCGACCACGAGATATTAAAAGATATAGTTGACTATTACTTTCCGGACAGTTACACAATGTGGCTTAACCATTTGCTTATTGATAGCACAGATGGTATTGGAGTGCCATTAGGAAATCAAGTGGCTCAAATATATGCTTTGCTTATGCTTGATGGATTAGACCATATGGTTACTGGCGAACTTGGAATCAATCTTTATGGAAGATATATGGATGATTTCTATTTGATACACCACGACAAGGAATATTTGAAATGGTGAAAAAGACGCATCCGAAATTTCATAATCTGATTTATTTACTAAAAAATAATGGTGTTACCTATGCCGAAGCTATCGACTGGGTAAATGAACACGGTGGATTTAATATTAAATATTAACAAATTACGCACTGGGAAACTGGTGCAGAGAAAGGAGTATTTGAGTGAAAATTGAAAGAACAAGATATGTTGTTATGAGAAAAAATCGCACTGAAATATGGTGCGGATTATCAAGAAAGTTTCACTTTGTCAAGATTGATGAATTAAAAAATACTGCCATTAAAACATACAGGACAAAGAAACAAGCAGAAAGTGGATGTTCTTCTTGGGATATGGATTTTGAAGTTGTTGAGTGCAAAGAAATCATTGATATAAAGGAGTGGTTGGATGAAGATTTTAAGCAAGAAGAAGTATAGCAAGTTACTTGACGATTTTAAAGAATTAAAGGATAAGTGCAAAGACCTAGAAAGAGTAAACA